CCTCAAATATTAATTACTAATTCTCATGATGGTAAGAATGCTTTCCAATTTACAGCAGGATTATTTAGAATGATTTGTGAAAATGGTTTAGTTATAGCTACAGATGAATTTGAAGATCTAAAAATGCGTCATATGGGTTATACGTTTGAAGATTTGCAAGTACTAATTAAAGGTATGGTTGAAAAATTACCTTTAACAGTAGAAGCAATGAATAAGATGAAAGAAGTTGAATTAGAAGAGGAGCAAATGTTTAATCTTGCTAAATCATTTCTAGATATTAGAGTAGAAGGTACTAACAATACTTACGATGATCAAGCAATTGATGATGTTCTAGAAGCACAACGTTCAAAAGATGAAGGTAATATACTTTGGGAAGTATTTAATAGAGTTCAAGAAAATATTATTGAAGGTAATTTTGAATACAAAACACCATCAGGAAAAGTTCGTCAAGCTAGAATTATTAAGAATTTCAAGCAAGACCAAGACGTAAATAAAAAAATGTTTAATAAAGCATTAGAATTAGTAGCATAATGAAAAAGTTTATTTACATAACCTTAATAAGTTTCTTCTGGGCATGTAGCCCAGAGGAGCTTATTAATAATTATCCTTGCTTAGGGAGTTGTGATACATCATTTTATATTGATCCTTTAGTATCACCAGGTGTTTATCAAGATAATAATGGGTATTGGCATATTTCACATCAAGGTATACAATATTTTACTTTAAAAGGAAATACAAGTGAATTACATCCTGATTATATTATAAATGGGGTACCCTTAATTGAAACTATATTTGATTCTGATTATTGGGTGTGGATAGACAATATAACATTTACAGTACCGTTATTTAGTGTATTAAGTTATTTTACCAATGGTGATTATAACAATCCAATTCCAATTGGTAATTTAACATATACTATTGAAGATATGGCTCAAAATTTTCCCCCATTAAATATAGCAGGTTATTCTTATAACCCTAATTCTAATGTAAATAGTTTAGGTACTTATAGTAAATATAATACTAACCCCCAACAACAAATATTTTTTGACAATGAAATGGTAGGAGATACGGCTACTATATTTATTAAAACATTATTCCCTAATGATATAGAAGTAGAAAAAGAATTTAAAATTATATTTGAATAATTATGAATGGTTTAAAAAAAGAAAAATTATACAAAAAAGTAAATGATGCTATTGATTCTTTGGAATCTAGAGATATTAATGGTACCTTACTTATATTAGAAAGTTTAAGAAAAGAAATACAAGATAGTATTTATGGTTAAAATTAAAAATATGACAAAACAAGAAGAACTAGATCAACAAAAATCAGAATTAGTAGCGGATTTATTAGCAACATCTACTGTGATGGAAGAAGTTTGGAGATACCACCCAGATAATCCAGAAAAAAAAGATGTTATTAAAGAATATGAAATACTAAAACAAATCCAAAAAGATATTGAATCTGAATTAGATGATCTAGATAAGTAGTACATATTTATAACTAAACGTTATTATGTATATTTATAAAGCAAAATGTGAAAGAGTAGTTGATGGAGATACTATTGATGCTACTATAGATCTTGGTTTTGATACTTGGAAAAAAATTAGAATTAGATTAGTTGGTATTAATGCTGCTGAATCTCGTACTAGAGATTTAGATGAAAAGGCAAGAGGATTAGCTGCTAAAGCATTTGTTAAAGATATTTTAATTAAACATAATAATGAATTTATACTTCACTCTCAAGGTGTAGGTAAATATGGTAGATGTTTAGGTGATATATTTTTAGGTGATGTTAAATTAAATGATTTGCTAATTACAGAGGGACATGCTGTAGAATACTTTGGAGGTAAAAGATGATAGATAAAGATAAAATATTTCAATTATTTGTAGACGGAAAAGAAGTTGATAATGATAAAACTAAATCCGAGATAAGGGATTTTATGAATGGTCCTTTTGCTAAAATAGGAATGTTTGTCAAACTAATCCAAAATCATGAAGTATTTCATCGTAAATTAGAAAAATTTTTAAAAAAAGAACAGCCTAATTATAATGTAGAATCTACTAAAGAAGCATCTGAATTTACTGTTTATAATAGAGCTTGGTCTTATATTAAAAATATTAATTTAGATAACCATGATGATATTAATGCTATTATTAATTTTGATAATAAAATATTTTCTAAAGTGTTAGGTAATGCAATTCAATTTTTTGTACAATATGAAGAATATGAAAAATGTGCACATCTTTATAAAATACAAGAATTAGTTAAGGAAATTTAAAAAATAATTAGGATACCCAAAATATCCCTCGTACATTTATATTACAGGTTTAGGAAATAGGGAATAAAAAGGGAATGGAAATAAAGGTAATAAGGGGTTAAGGGATACCCTGTTAATAATATAAATTATAAACTATGAGAAATAGAGAAATGTTATATAAAAAGTTAGAAACTTTAGACCATACATTAATAAACCTTCAACGCATTGTAAATACCCAGGAACCAATTGAATCTTATAGATCTAATATAGTTAAAGCTCAAGGTATAACGGATGATATCAGAACTATGATTGAAAGAGAACCACGTTCACATTCAGAGCAAAATAGTTCAGTTAGATAAAGTGAGTAGATTTAACAAACTTATTAATGCCTTTGGTAATTTAGATTTAATATATGAAGGTATTAAAAATAAAGTTTTTGTTAAAGATGATGTAGAACAAATAGCAAAAATTAGGTGGAATATTTGCACAAATTGTGATTTATTTGATACTAAAGGAACTTATTGTGCAGTCCCTGGTACTCAACCTTGTTGTTCAGATTGTGGGTGTATCCTTACATTAAAAGTTAGATCTTTATCTGCATATTGTCCTAAAAATAAATGGGCTGCTTTCATGCCCAAAAAAATGGAAGAACAATTAAAAAATAATATAAAATAAAAGTTATGAAATTATCAGCGGAACAAATTCAATCAAATTGGGAAATATTTTTAGATAATATAAATACCCATATCCCAGGAAATAGAGGAGAACAATTATCTAGTTTTTATAAACGTTATGAAGAACGTGTTATATTAATGCCTGCTGCTCATAAAAAAGAATACCATGGAGCATTTCCAGGAGGTTATGTTGCTCATGTAAATAGGGTAGTTGAAGGATCTCTTAGATTATATGATATGTGGGAAGAAATGGGATGTGATATGACTACATTTACTAAAGAAGAATTAGTATTTTCTGCTATTAATCATGATTTGGGTAAAATGGGAGATAAAGAACATGAATCTTATATACCTCAGACAGATAAATGGAGAAAAGATAAACTAGGTGAAGATTATATGTTTAATAAAAAATTAGCATTCTGTTCTGTCCCAGATCGTGGGTTATTTTTACTCCAACAGCATGATATTTCTTATTCATTTAATGAAATGGTATCAATCCAAACCCATGATGGTTTATATGATGTTGCTAATGAGAAATATTTAAAAGCATTCATGCCAGAACAAAAACCTCGTACATCTTTACCATATATTTTACATCAAGCTGACTTAATGGCTGCACGTATTGAATTTGAGCAAGAATGGTTACCAAAGTTTTCTAAAAATAGTGTGGAGCAGCCAAAGAAAAATTATACATTATCTGGCAATATAAAATCCACCAAAGCTAAGGCACTAAATAGTGTTGCAAGTACGGGATTAAAAAACATGTTAGATAGTTTATAATGTTAGAAATTATTATTGTAATATTAGGTTTATTAGTCGTTATCCTTGGATATACGACTTTTAATCTTTTGAGTAAAAATGAAAAGGCAGAAGATATTATATATTCACAACAAGTATTTATTAATAAAGTAGAAGAACAAGCAATTTTTACAGAAAAAAGATTAGAACAGATCGATAAAAAAGGCACATTTAAAAGTGATGATGAAATAGGTTGGTTTTTTAATGAAATAAAGGTTTTACAAAAAGGTTTATCTCAATTTAAAACTAACCCCAAAGAAAAATGATTCAAAAAAGAAAAAGAAGGAAAAAAAGCAAAAATTATTTTACACAAGAAACAGAAGATTATATAGTAAAATATAATAACTTAGACCCAGTAGAGGATTCGGAAAAAAGAAGTAGAATATATGAAACTTATATACATTATGCTTTTTTTAAACTTACCCAAAATATAATACACACTTTTAAATTTTACCATACAGAAGTTTCTAATTTAGAACATCTTCAACATGAAATAATAACTTTTTTATTATCAAAAATTCATTTATTTGATCCTACAAGAGGAGCAAAAGCATATTCTTATTTTGGTACTATAGTTAAACGTTGGTTAATATTATATAATACTAAAAACTATAAAAAGAAAATTAATAAAGTTGGAGTTGAAGTATTAACAGGAGAAAATTCAACTCATGTTTATACACAAGGAGATGAAAAAGTAAAAAGTGATTTAGATAAATATGTAGATATTTTTGTTGACCATGTATCAGAAAATATATTTGAATTATTCCCAAAGAAAAATGATGCTCAAATAGCGGATGCTATATTAGAATTATTTCGTAAAAGAGAAACATTAGAAGTATTTAATAAAAAAGCACTTTACATTTATATAAGAGAAATGGTAGATGTAAAAACTCCTAAAATTACTAAAATAGCTGATAAGCTTCATGATATATTTAAGGAGCAATATATTTTTTATTTAGAAAATGGTTACGCTAGATTCTAAACCCTTCCTATATCCATATTTATAATAAAATAACATTATGGGATCATTAGATAATATTGTATTTAAGAAAAAAAAATTTTCGGATATTTTAAGCGAAATTTATGATAACCAAAAGAAAAAAGAAACTCAAATTACGGGTTTAATTTCGGAATTAAAACCACTTATAAATGACATAGGTGATGCTACTTTAATTGTTCCACTTATTAAGGAATATATGGAAATTGGCGTTCGTAACGATGAACAATTAATTAAAATGGCTACTATAGTGCAACGTGCGCTTAATAATAGTGGTGGTGAAGAATCAATGGGTATAACGGAAGAAGAAAAACAACAACTAATGGAGGAATTGGATAAACTTAATACTAATTTCGAACAAAAGAAAGATGGCGCATAAATATGGATTTGCTTCGGTTAACTCCCAATTAAATACTGGAAGGGACAACCAATCAGCAACGCAACAACAAATTAATGCTTTAGCTTCTAATATAATATCCGCTAGAGTAACCGATATTATTTTAGATGACCAACACCCTAAATTTGAGCTTTATGGTGAATGGAATTCTGTTGGAACTATATTTTTTGAAGCAGTTGAGGGTTCACCTACAATTTCATCTAAGATTGCAAAAATAGCATCTCCATTAATTCCATATTTAAAAAACTACCCTTTAGTTAATGAATTAGTACTGTTATTTTTATTACCTAATAACCAAGTAAATTTAAATAGTAATACAAAAAAATATTTTTACATAAACCCCATAGCTATTTGGAATACTCCTCATTTAAACGCTTATCCAAACTTACAAGCTAATACCCAAACCCAACCTTCACAACAAAAAAGTTACCAAGCAATAGAACAAGGACAAACTAGAAAATCTTCTGATGAAGAAGTAAAATATGCTTATAATTCTCCTCTAGTAGGAGGTACTTTTATTGAAAGATCAAATATTCACCCTCTATTAGCTTTCGCTGGGGATATTATTACAGAAGGTAGATGGGGTAATAGTATAAGATTTGGGAGTACTGCAAAAACTGATAGTATTTTATATGGTAATAATTGGTCTAATACAGGGGAGGATGGCAATCCCATTACTATAATTAGAAATGGCCAACCTACAGATGCTAGTGAAGAAGGGTATTTACCCATTGTTGAAGATATAAACAAAGATTTATCTTCAATTTATTTAACTTCTAATCAAACTATACCTTTAGAAACTACTATTACAAATAACCCATCAATTTCAAATAACCAACCACAATCAATTGGGTCTTATGGTGGAAGTCAAGTAATACTTAATTCAAATAGATTAGTATTTAATACTAAGGCTGATAGTATTATATTAAACTCCCAAAGTACAATATCACTAACATCAATAAATACTACAGGCATATATTCCCAAGAAGGAGATGTTGTTTTACAATCTTCAAAAAATAATATTAGATTAGGAGATGCTAATGCTAATCAATCTGTAATGTTGGGAGATACGTTTTTAGATGATTTTCAAAATCTTCTAATAAAGTTACAAGCAATGGCCCAAACTTTATCAGTCGAACCTCTTTTATTTATAACCCCAGGAACGGCGGGAGCAGCAAAAACACAAATATCTTTAATGTTGAATAGTATTAATAATTATAAATCTAAAATTGTAAAAGCTATATAACATGGGAGAAGAAGCACTTTTACAATTATCACAACAATTCCTCAAAACCCCTGCAGGTAAATCATTGTTAGGAAGTCAACTTAATTTAAATGATATAGCTAATAGAATACAAGATCTTTCTTCTAAATTTAATATTGATTTATCCACTTTAGAAGAATCATCTTTAGATGATATTAATTCATCTTTAGGCTCTAATTTAACCCGAGAACAAAAAAGGGAGAAAAGAAGGCAAAAAAGACTAAGTGTTAAAGAAAAATTACAAGAACGTTTAGATGAAGCTAACATAACCAAAGTAAATTCTGAGCAAAAAGTAAGAGCAGAAATATCACTTTTAAAAGCTAAACTAAAAAGTCAAATACCAACATTACAAACTTATACTATAACAGGTAGATTACAAGATAAAAATACAAACACTCCTTTACAAGGAGCTACAGTAACATTAGGGGTTAATCAAGATTTTGTAAAAGAAGAAGCTAGTATAGACAATCCTTTAAATGTCAGTGAAGAATTACTCCCTAATAATGTATCAGTTGACCTAAATGATTTAGTGTTTATCCCTATCCCAGGACAAACTGCTAAAACAGATAAACAAGGAAATTTTTCAATTAAAGTTAGGGTTCCTATTATTCCCGAAAACCAAAAAACCCCACTTGTTTTTGGTTTACTTTATTCTAAAAGTGGATATATCCCCGGGACACAAGCTATTATAAATGGTGATAAAACAATAAAAACAAATTTATCATTAACTAAATTAATTAATCTTGATGAAGCAGCTAAAGATATATCCCAAGAATTTAATGATAAAATTGACCAGGTACAATCTACAGTAGCAGGTATTGCTATGGATACTTTTAGTAAAATTATTTCTGCTAAAAAACTTAGTATTGCAAAAATAGTAGATACCATTAAAACTAAATTAATTCCATTAGCAATATCACTATTACTTGCCTTTGGTATATCAAAATTAACCCAAGCAAACCGAAAAACTTGCCCAACCCCAGAAGCTTTAGCGGATGTTATTAGAACTAGAAATAGAGTAGTAAGACAATTAAATCAAATTTTTAAAACAATTATTATTAATACGGCTTTAGCTGCAGCTTTTATGGCATTAGCAAAAGTGTTAAAAGGAGTTAGAATAGGATTAAACGCTATCCCATTACCTCAGGCAGTAGGGGTACCACCCGCTAAAGACTTCGGTGGGTTAATTTTTGCTCTACCCTATTCTACGACTGCTAAATTACAAGATATAACAGATACATTAAAAGATTTACAAGAAAATAATGAAAAAACAAGTAGAGCTACTTTAGTTTCACTAATATTTTTAATAGCAGCAGCTACAACTGTAGTATTATTATTAAAATCTATCGACCAAATGGCTCAAGAGTGTGCAGAAGAAAATGGAGCTGGAAATCTAGAATTAGAAGCTATTAACCAAGAATTACTTGATTTAGCTGAAGAAGAAGCCGAAGATGGAAACCCTATAATAGGTAATGTAAATGGTTTTATTTTTAGTGTAGAAACTGATAATAAAAATCCTGTAGGTACTTTAAAAAGAAGATTTGCTGTAGCTAAAGATTCTAGAGGAATTACTTTATTAAAAGGAGAACCTTCATTTAGTTCATCAGATCAAATTTTAATAGATGAGCTTGTATTTTATATACAACAAAATAATTTAAAAGCTAACTAGTTTAATATTTATAATAAATCAATATAACATGAAATTAAGTCAATTAAAAACTATTGTAAAAGAGGCCGTAAAAGAAGCTATACAAGAGGAGATGAAAGACATTCTTATAGAAGCAGTCCGTGCTCCTAAACAAATAGTACAAGAAGTTATTCAAACACCCCATCAAGTAAAACAACAACCTTTACCTGAAGATAAAAGGATGGCAATGAAAGAAAATATACAAAATGTGTTAGGGGGAATGATGCCTGGGGCAAACGGTACTTTAAATGCAACATCAGCGGATGTACCTTTAAAAATGGCTGGTCCTGTAGATACAACTTCTCCTAATGGTAGTTTACCACAAGGGAATGTTAGTATGGATCAAATAATGGGTTTAATGAATAGTAAAGGATAATAATTATGGCATTTGGAGCAAGAAGAGTATATCCTAATGATTTACGACCTAGAGTTGCTATTGGAGTTAATTTACCTTTTAGTAACCCTGGTGTGTTCCAACCTAATTATCAAACTAAAGATGCTATTAAAAATAATTTAATTAATTATTTTCTAACAAACCCGGGAGAAAGAATAGAAAATCCTTTATTTGGGGCGGGTTTAAGACAGTATATTTTTACTCAAATAGAAACTGAAAATTTAGATTTTATAAAAGAAGATATTCAAACTAAATTAGATGATAATTTTTCAAATATTCAAGTTGAAAGTATAGAAGTTTTAAGAAATATTAATGAAAATACAATACAAATAAATATAAAATATAGTATTCCTAATACAGGTATAAATGATACTTTAGAATTAAATTTTAGATAATGGCGTTATTAAATAAAGATATAACATATATTAATAAGGACTTTAATGATATTAAAGCCCAACTTATTAATTTTTCTCAAACTTACTTCCCTAACAGTTATACAGATTTTAGTCCATCTTCACCTGGGATAATGTTTATAGAACAAGCATCTTATGTTAGTGATGTGCTATCATTTTATTTAGATAACCAGATACAAGAGACTTATTTACAATATGCTAGACAATTTGATAATTTATATGATTTAGCTTATATGTTTAGTTATAAACCAAAATCAACAGGTTTAGCATTAGTAGATTTAGACTTTTACCAACAAGTTCCTTCCAAAGTAGAAGGAGTAACTGTAGTGCCAGATTTTGATTATTCTTTAATAATAGGGGCAAATACAATTTCAAACACCCAAACAGGTAATAGTTTTATAATAGAAGATGCAGTTGATTTTTCGGTTTCATCTTCAAATGATCCAACAGAGATTTCAATAGCTCAAGTAGCAGGCGGAGAACCTACTTACTATTTGTTAAAGAAAACAAGAAAAGCATCATCTGGTACTATTGTAACACAAGATTTTACTTTAGGTGCCTACCAACAATTTCCAACTTTAGAAATTAATTCTAATAATATTGGTGGTATTCTTGATATATTTGATTCTGATGGTAATCAATATTATGAAGTAGATTATTTAGGTCAAGATTTAATATATAATAGTATTAAAAATACAAATACTAATGATCCTAACAACTATCAAGATGGAGATGCTCCTTATATATTGAGAACAAAATCAACAAATAATAGATTTGTTACAAGGTATTTAAATGAAACAACATTACAAATACAATTTGGTGCAGGTAACGCATTACAAATAGATGAAGAAATAGTCCCTAACCCGGATAATATAGGAATTGGGTTACCATTTGGTCAAAGTAAATTAACAACTGCTTATTCACCAACAAATTTTGTATTTACAAATACTTACGGAACAGCTCCAAGTAATACTACTTTAACTGTTAGATATATAACAGGTGGAGGGACTAGAGATAATGTCAATTCCAACCTAGTAACCCAACTAAATACAGGTAATACTTTATTTAAAAATTCAAATTTAAGTAATACTTCCATAGCACAATTTATATTTAATTCTTTAGCTGTAAATAATCCTATAGCTGCTAGTGGAGGAGGTGATGGTGATACTATAGAAGAAATAAGACAAAATTCATTAGCAAATTTTAATACACAACAAAGAAATGTTACAGCTGATGATTATTTAATTAGAGCTTTAAGTATGCCCTCTAAATTTGGTGATTTATCTAAGGCATACACAACAAAACCAAGTGTAAAAGATCCTGATACTATTTTAGATTTGTATGTATTAGCTTATAATACAAATGGTAATTTAGTAACTACATCAGACACTATTAAGAGTAATTTAATTACATATTTAAACCAATCAAGAATGATAGGTGATACTGTTAATATAAAAGATGCTTTTATTATTAACATTTGTGTAGATTTTGAAATAATTACTTTACCTAATTTTAATAATAGCGAAGTATTAGCTAGATGTATAACAGTTTTACAAGAATATTTTAAAGTTAGTAAATGGCAAATTAATCAACCTATTATATTAAGGGAAATATCAGTATTATTAGATAATATTTCTGGTATCCAAACTATACAAAGTATAAGTATTACAAATAAAGCAGGTACTAATAGTGGATATTCACAATTTGCTTATGATATAAGTGGAGCTACTCAAAATGGTGTTATATATCCCTCTTTAGATCCAAGTATATTTGAAGTAAAATTCCCAAACACAGATATTAAAGGCAAGGTAGTTTCGTTAGGAACAGGAACATTTAGCACTAGTGGCGGTGGATCGTCTACTAGTTATTAAAAAATAAATTATGGCAGTATATAAACTTTTTCCTTTACAAGATGCATCATTATATTCATTTTATCCCTATATGAATACAGGTATTGATGCAATGATTGAAGTAGGTAACTTAAATGTAAACATAAACCCAGTACCCCAAGTATTTCGATATTTAGTTGAGTTTGATCAAAATGAAATAGAAGAAGTAATAGATAATAAAGTAGGAGGAACCCAATTTTCTAGTAGTTTAAAATGTTTTATAGCAAATGCTCAAGGTATTATTTTTGATACTGAGTTAGAAATATACCCAGTATCAGGATCATGGAACAATGGTTCAGGTACTTACTTAGATTCACCTTTTACTACTAATGGTTGTAGTTGGAGAGCAAGAACATTTTCTGGATCAGGAGGTACTACTTGGCTTATAAATAATTTTAGCCCTTATGCTACAGCTTCATTTTCTGGAAGTAATAATAGTGGGGGTGGAAATTGGTTTACTGGTTCATCTGATCCATACAATACAAATCTTTATGTTTCTCAATCTTTTGCTTTAAGATCACAAAAAGACCTTAATGCCCCTGTTACTGATATAGTTAAAGTATGGTATTCTAGTTCAAAATCAATAGGAGGATATACTGATATAGAAAATAATGGGTTTTTAGTAAAATGGGAAGATGCAATTGAATTCTCAACTATAGATTCAATTCAACCAATAATGCAATTTTATTCTGTTGATACTAATACTATATATCCCCCCGTATTAGAAATAAAATGGGATGATTCTTCTTTTAACACAGGAAGTTTACCCCCAATTCAAACAACAGACTTATTTGTAGCATTAGATAGTAACCCTGGGATATTTTATAGTGAAAGTATAAATAGGTTTAGACTTAATGTTAGGCCTGAATTCCCAACAAGGACATTTTTAACTTCTTCTATAGATACCCAAAATCATTATTTAAATAGTAGTTCGATGTATTCCGTTAAAGATTTAGACACTAATGAAACATTAATAGATTTTGATCCTGAATTTACTAAAATAAGTTGTGATAGTCAAAGTAATTATTTTGATATTTATATGAATGGATTACAACCAGAAAGATATTATAAAATTTTAATTCAAACTACGGTTAATGGAAGTACAATAGTAAAAGATGATAATTATTACTTTAAGGTAATTAATAGGTAATGGCAGAAGAAAGATTAGATTTAATTAAAGAAGTTTTTAATAAAGCTGAATACATTAAAACCATAAATACAAGTTTTAGTGAATTAGGTGTTACTTCTATTACTGAAAACCAACAACTTCAACCAACTGTTGAAGAATTCTTTGGATTATATAATTCTCTTTTTTATGATATACCTGCTTTAGGTGAAACAAATTCTCATCAATATCTAGTACGAACTAGTGGTGAATATATTAATTTTGATGAAATTAGTGATGAAATCCAAGCATTACAAGCTGAAATAGCCCAATTAAGAAGTGATCTATTAACAGCACAGATGGAAAATGCCAGAATAGAAGCAGCAAAAACAGAAGACCCAGCTACTAATGAGGCATTATTGGTTTTTGAAAGAGAAATCCAAGCCGCAAACGAAAATATAATACAAACTAATACAATATTATCACAAGACACTAAAACATCACAAAACACCCCTTCATCCGGAGGAACATCTGGAGGGGGAGGAACATCAGGAGGAACAGTTTCTAGTATTTCATCGGCAGTTTCTAGTGGTGGAGGTGGTGGTGGATCATATTAAATATAATATATGAATAAAAATGTAACAATAAATCAATTAGATCCAAATACATTTGAATACCAAACATATTCAGATGCGGATTCTCAATTAATTGTACAATCTCAATTAGATACAGCTTTTTCAGCTAGTACTGATTATATTGAATATTATGTTTATGACCAAAATCAAAATTTAATATATCCCGGAAGTACAATTCCTTTATTAGATTATAATATTAGGGGTGGAGATGTGCTTTTAAACCCACAAAAAAACCTAGAAAATTCCGGTTTTGATATAGGAACATATAATATTTTATATAGTTTTTATAGAAAAAGATTATCATCTAATCTATCAGAAAAATACTTCATTTCCAATATATCATCTGATAGAACAGAAATTAGACTTGATAGCAATACTATACCTAATGATGTAATAATATTATCAGCCAACGAATTTATACAATATAGAGAAACAGCTGAATATTTTGTTGATTTTTATTTAAATTTTGGTAATAACCAAACAATAATAGCCAATAATATAAAATTAGAAACAGAAGAAGGAATTGATCCTACTGTTTTAATTAAACTATATGAACCCTTACCATCTAATTTTAGTATAAAAGATGAACTATGGGTCGTAGAAGAACTATCAGATCCTCAAGCATATGAATTAGATTTTCCTTTTGAACCTATTATAGAAGATGATTTTACTTATATAGCAGGTCCTAATTATAATCTTAATGTAATACAAGAAACATCAACAGGTGGAGAATCCTTTTCATTTAATACATTATTACAATCAGATATAACAAGTTCAATTAATCAAATTCAAAATCTTTTAAATCAAAAAGAAATTGATATTAATATTAATTATGAAAATTATGCTAATTTTATTCATTTTAGTTCCGCCCAAATTCGACTAGAAAATTTTTATTATAAAGTAGGATTAATCGAATCAGCTAGTAATCAATTATCTCAAGTTTTTACTACACCTAGCCCAACATCAACAACACCATCATATTTAGAAAGTAAGGCTCAACTTACTAATCAAATTGATAATATTATAAAGAATTTTGATGGTTATGAATCATTTTTATATTTTAATAGTGGGTCACAATATTCTTACCCAAAACAAAATACTCAACCTCCATTTCAATTATATCCAGTTAATAGTGAAGAAGTTTTAACTTGGATTGGTAATGCATCATTTTCATCTCCATATTATGGAGGGCAAGCATTATCAGCTTCAAACTATGATCAAGATAATAGAAATTGGTTATATTGGTCTATCCCAGAATACTTAAGAGATGATCCTGCAAATGAGGGATATGAATTATTTGTTGATATGGTTGCTCAATACTATGATAATGTTTGGGTTTATACTAAAGATATTTCAAATAAATTTGATGCTGATAACCGTTTAGAATATGGTATAGCTAAAGACTTAGTAGCAGATGCTATTAGAGATTTTGGGGTTAAATTATATGCTAGTAATTTTAATACAAACGATCTATTTACAGCATTTTTGGGGCTAACACCATCAGGAAGTGCATTTCCATTTCCAAATATGACAGGTTCTGTTGTAGATGGTAGTGGTAATTTAGACATACCTTCTGGGTTTGAGTACGTAGATACTGAAATATCTGCTTCAAATGATATAGTGCCATTAAATAATGTTCAAAAGCAAGTATATAAACGAATATACCATAATATACCATATTTACTTAAAACTAAAGGTACAATAGCTGGTATTAGAGCATTAATTACATCTTATGGGATACCTGATACTATTCTAAGAATTAGTGAATTTGGGGGTAAAGACAGAAATGAAGCACAAGATTATGATTTAAAACAAAATGTATTTAACTATGCATTTGACACTGGTGTTTCTGCTACAAATTTTGTATCATCTTCACTTTTAGCTAACCAAACATTTTGGAATACAGGTGGTGGTTTTGTTTCTGAAAATGGTTTAAATACTGTTCAATTTAGATTTAAATCACCTGGTATCCCGGCAGCTGTAAATAATGTTGCTAGTAGTGATATTAGAGAAAAACAACTTTTATGGATTAATGATTCTAATGGAAATGATTTTACTCAAATAGGATCTGCTGTTGTATTAGAATACAATGGTGCAGGTTTTGTAACTGGTTCTTACTCAGGTTCTATCCCGGATCCATATGATACTTGGGGTACATTAAAATTTTACCCTGATTTAGGTTTTTCTAATCAGTCTATAGATATATATTTACCTTTTTTCAATGAAGATTGGTGGTCAGTACAGATGAATTTTACAGGGTCTGGTATATTTGGTTCAACTTCAACAGTTACTGCTTCTTTATTTACGGCAAATGAAATAAATGGAAAAATTGGGTTTAGTGGATCAGGCCAACTTTTAGGTGTAGATGGTAGATCATGGGCAAGAGCCGACTTTGGAGCATTAAATTTAGATTCTAATAGAACAATAGATAGTAATGTTTATGAACCATTTTCTGGATCATTCCAAGAGTATAGAATGTATTGTCAAGCAGTTAGTGAAAGTAGATTCTTTGATTATACTGTTAACCCATATTCTAACGAAGGAAACGGTATTAATTCAACACCAGACCAACAGTTTTTTAGAGCTGCTTTAGGTACACAATTAGATACTGGAAGTAGAACATCTATTCATCCTAGGGTAACAGGATCAGATGTACAAATTACACAATCATTTGCAAATGGTACTAGTGATTACTTTATACCTAATAATAGGGGATTATTTGTAACTAATGTAGAAGACATATTCCAAGATCAAGTACCAGCAGGTATTAAAAATAGAATTACAGATAAAATATATAATGAAAATTTAATATTAGCTGAAGCTCCTTATGGTATAAGTGGATCTACTGCTGTTATTTCATCTCCAATAAGTGATGTGATATCACCTATGGAGTCTATACAACAACAATCATTTGTAAGTCAAAGTTATACTCCAAATGTAAATTATTTAGAAGTTGGATTTTCACCATCAAATCAAATAAATGATGATATTAATGCTCAACTAGGATATTTTAATTTAGGAGATTATATAGGAGATCCAAGATTTATATCTTCATCATTAGATTCATACCCAGATTTAGATAGATTAAGAGATGCATATTTTGAAAAGTATATAAAAGGGTATGATATAGTTGATTTTATTAGATTAATAAAATTCTTTGATAATTCATTATTTAAAATGATTAAGGATTTTACACCTGCTAGAACAAGTTTAGCTTCTGGTGTAATAGTAAAACAACATTTATTAGAAAGAAATAGATTAAGACCAGCTCAAGTATCATCTTCATTACATGATTATGAAGGCTTAATAGTTAATTTACCAAAAGATTATAGTTC